CGAACCCGTGTATTCAGCTTGGAAGGCTGCTGCACTACCATTGTGCTATACCCGCAACGTCTTGGAAAACCTAGGTTTTCTCGATCATGGTTGCCGATGTTCCAACGGTTGTTCCGTTGGAATTCCAACATGTCCGGGGCGGCTCTTAGCCAAAGGGCCGCCCCGCTGCAAGTGTCAACGCAGCATCGCTCCTGCCGCGCGAGCGTCGGTTATTGCATCGTCGATTGCTGCGTCATCCAAATTCAGCTGCTCGAGGAAGCGGCTTAATCCGTTGGTATCCGGTTGCTCCCAGCGACTGACACGTCCGGTGGGATGCAGAATTGCATACTCGTTGGTCACATCGTCTTCCTCACCATCGGTGGTGACAGATACGGGTGGTCCGCCATTGCCAACCAGCCATGCAATAACGGGCTTAATCCATATGCTTGTTGGCGCGCCCCCTTCATCAACGATGCCGATATAGAACGTTCCAGGCATAGCGGGTGTCGATGTGAAGTGCGCACGTTGAAGGCGGGCCTGATAAGAGGCTGGAAACTGAACCCTGCCCCCTTCTTTCAGCTGTGCGATTACTTGATTGCCATCAATCCAGTATCGGTCGATCGATGAGATATGGTAAAACATATTGCTATCGGACCTGAGAAACATTTAAGGTTTATTCCTTTCCGGCCTATTGCGTTGATGATAATGAAATTCGATGCGAATCGGTCTTGCAAACGGTGTTTGGTACAACGGATTTAGCGCGGTTTTCGCCGGCATCGGTGCTGCAATGGGCGCGACGGCTACGGGGCTTCCGTTTTATGCGGGATGTGCAAGCATAGGGCTGGGCGTCTTTCTGTTCGTCTGGGGAATTACCATAAACGATCGACAATGGTGGAAGCTAACGCGGTCAAGCGAAAATGAGGAGTCGCTTATGTCGTCACCAAAAGATAATACCTTTGTAGGTTCGGTGCACCCAGGTCTTGCCGCTGGCAGCGGGAACACAGTTGTCGACGTGGCTGACATCAATGGAAACTTGATCCTCAATCGTGGCGGGCTGGCGATTGGTCATGGAGCAAAAGCGGATTCTACGTCGATTGCCATAGGAGCGGGCGCAGTGTCAGGCAAAGAGAATGAAAACGGTAGAGGTGTAGGCGCCGATCTAGTCTTAGGTGACGCGGAAATCACCGGGTCGCATTTTCGTGGTTCTTCCCTAGGTCTTAAAATCCAAGGAACCGGCGGTACAGTTGTAATCAGAAATAGCACGGCGATTGGCGGCCGTGACGGAGGCTTGCACATTTCCAACTCGCCCGCTTCTGACAAGAAAGACCGGCGAGAATAACGGCCATACTTGCTGCAGTGTATTGGTCGAAATGTTTCAGTAGCGCCGTTTAGGCAATTTTGTTTTCTCGACCTACCTGCTTCGGTGCGCGTTCGTGGGTGAGGTCGACCGCCAGCATCGCCATGCCCGTGGTGCGGGGCAAATAGGTCTCCAAGATCTTCTTCACCGTTTCGAGCTGGTGACCGGTGATCGCCGATATCAGGTGATCGGGCAGGCCGCGCTGTCCCATGATGACGACGCATGTCCGGCGGAAGTCGCGGAACTGGAGATCCTCGATTTCGCGGGCCAGCTGGGTGTCACCTGCCTTCGACGTCACGTCGACGGCCTTGGCGCGGATCGCGCTGAACGACCGCTGGAAATACATCTGGCGCGTTGTCCGCTCCTTGCGATCGGCGGCCGTCCAGGTCTGGTCGCGGCCTTCGTCGAACAGGATCGTGGTCAGACCCTTGGCCTTGGCGGCCGCGATGGCGACCTCCATCTTTTCGCGGGCGTCCATCGTGACGGGGACGCCGACCCACAGGTTCGTCTTGCCCTGGCGCAGGCGGATACCCATCACACGGCCGTCCTTTTCTCGGGCGGCCATGCGCGCATAGACGGCGGGATCGTCCGCCTCATAGGGCTGGATCTCGTCATAGCGGCTCTGCAGCAGCTTCAGCAGATCCTCTTCGCGTTGCCCGATGGTCCAGGCCATGATCATGGCGGCGGCCATGTTGGGGCGGTCGAGCGCGATCGCGGCGTCGACCAGTGCCTGGCGGGCCAGCGCGCTGGCAAATTGCTGCCGTGGCGCGGGGGCGGACAGGTCCAGATCCTTGGCGGCCGGGTTGCTGGTGATATGCTCGTTATTGAGCGCCCAGGACCAGAGGGCACGTAACACTTTCAGCGTGTTGTAGGCCGAGGTGGCGCGCACGACGCCTTTGCGGGGCGCGTAGAGCGCGTCGCGGAACGCCTTGATGTTGTCCAGCGAGATGGCGTCCATGCGCTCCTTGCCCGCCCAGCGGGAAATGACGCCCAGTTTCGAGGCATACTCGACCTGGGTCTTTTCGCTCAGCTTGGGGAAGCGGCTGGTGCGAAACTCGGCAATGACCGCGTCGACGGTGTGGCGCTTCTCGATCCGCTTCACGTCGCGCGGGCAGGCGGTGCCGTCGCGCCAAGCCGCTATTTCCGCGTTGCGTGCGCGGGCGGCCTTGATCGCCGCGTCCTCGTCCTGGCCCAGCTTGAGCGGTTTCCAGCCCGCCTTTTTCAGGGTGGCGGAGGGCTCCCAATAATAGCGGATGCCGCCAGCGGTGTTCTTGATGCGGAAACAGGGGATCGAGATCTTCGCCATGGCGGGGGCTCCTGTGGCGGTGAGAGGGTGCGCGCCGGGCGGGGCGGCGTCAAGCGGCCTGGCGGTGTCGCTGGCGCTCGGCTTCGCGGTGATCGGCCAGCGCGTCGCGCGCGACGCGGGCTTCGGGCAGGTTGGTGGAGTGCCACAGCACGTCGTGGGCAATCTCCAGCGTCAGCAGGCGGCGTTCCGCGTCATCGGCCGGGATGCGCCTGGCCTCGACCAGCTGGGGCCAGTGCTGGCGGCGCAAGGTGATTTCGCGACGCAGGCCGTGGATTATTTCCGACCAGGTGGCGATCGGGAAGCCAGGGGACCGTTCAAGCGCGCCCCAGTCTTCCGCAATGGCGCGGGCGATGCGCAGCTCGCGATCGGCGTCGATGCGCGACATGCGGCCTTTTGCGACGCGATCGGGGAAGGTGGTGAGGCGCGCGGCGTGCAGCTGCGCCGCCTCCGCCTTCATCGCCGACCAGAAGCTGTCCGGCTGCAGCGCGCCGAGCGGCCGATCGTCGCGATAGAAGGCGAAGTCGTGGGCGAAGGTCACTTCCGCCCCTCCCCGTGCGAGAGCGCGGAGATAGTCGGCAGCGGCAGCCAGCCATCAAACGCAAAATCGGGAACTCCGCCATAACCGGGGAACAGGTTCCACCCGAGATCATACTCGCCCGGCGATGCTCCTGGATGGCGGATCACGAACCAGCGTCCGTTGTAATGCCGGTCGCGATCCAGCGCGTAATCATTGTTATATCTGGCAAGGATGTACGATCCATCTTTCGGTGCGAGCGACATCGGCTGCAACTCCACCTCCCCCGCCGGGACCGCATCGACAGCGGGCGCTTCGATCATCTGGGCAGCGCGCTCAAGATATCCAGCCTCTCGCAACGCCTCGGCGGGCGTATTGCGCAAAGCGGCAGCCATATCGGCACGGGCTTTCGCATCAACAGCGGGCGCGGGGGTGGCAGGAAGATAGCGGATAGCGGCCCGGAATGAGGGCACCCACGTTTCCCACAAAGCCTGACCGCCTCGCAGAATACGATAAGGGCGCTCCCCTCGATGGCTGAGCAATTCCGATACAGCGTCTTTTAACTGCGCATCGGCCAGCCCCTCCGCCGCATCGCCCGCGCGGCTGTCGAGGGCGGCGAGCATTACGCGGGCATCGGCCCGGCACTTCTCGGCAAAGTCCCAGGTCAGCGGGACCTTGCCGTCGCGACCGTCCAGCTTGTCAGTTGGGTCGAGCGGCCACCGCGTCGGCGGGTTGATGGGCCCGGTGCCACCGGGATAGCGGTGTAGCCCCAGCGCCTTAGCGACTATCTCCACGCGCGGGTCAGCCTCGCGCACAGCATCCGGCGTCTGGGTGGTCATGCTGCACCTCGCTCTGCGATAATGTCATGGGCTGCCCGGAACACGTCGCGGGGCGTGCGGATACGTCGGGTCGGCGTCTCGCCATCCTCGTCCCAATCGCAGAAATGATAATGGACGTAGGTCGCCAGCGCGGCATAGGCCGATTGCTCGTCCCATTCCGGCTGGTAATAACCGCTGACCTCACCGACCATGACAGTGCGCGGCCATGGGTGCGAAGGCCGATAGACCTTGATGTAGGGATATTGGGTGCCCGCCCGGCATCGTGGAGCCGCGACAAGCCCGTCTTCCCGGATGATGTCAGCGTGCACACTTGGGCAACGCTCCCAATGCTTCCGGGCTCGAACAATCAGGCCGTGATAGTTGTCACCGGCCTGCGATAGGAATTGCTCGCGCTTATCGCCCAGCAGCGGCAACAGAGGTGCCGCGCGCTTCGACAGCTTTTTCAGGATGCGCAGGTTCATGCCTTCCCCCCATCGCTGGCGTGAGAGGCGGGGGTGGCGGGTTCATTCGCGTAGGGCACCGACGATGCGAACGGCTCTAACGCCTTGTCGAGCGCGCCCTGCTCATCCTGCGGCAACAAGCCGGTGTCGAAGGCCTCGCGTGCAGCGATGACCAGCGTTACGAAGCTCTGTGGAAGCCCCTCCCCCTGGCGGATCGCGTCTGCGGAGAGGGTGGATAGGGCGTGACGAATGGTAGGCCAGCGATAGTACACATCCTCCATCCCGGCGTCGGTGTACTGGTCGCCTTCCTCATCCAGCTCTTTCAGAGCGCGCTTGACCTGCTCCACCAGTCCCACCGCCTCCCGATCCATCGCGGGCGGGGCGGCGCGGGAAAGGTCGCGGGCGATGCGATACAGCCGATCGGTGTCGCCTTGGTCGAAGCCCATGTTGGGCGTGGCAAAGCGCCACACCCGAGCCGCCACATCGTGCAGAAACTCGCTATCCGTCTGCGTCACGGACTTCGCGCTGTCGGGCATTTGGTCAGCCATCCTAATCGACCTTTCGATAGATGATGGTGCCCCGGTCCTGGGGCAGGTAGCTGCGCTGGAACTTCAGGCGGCGCAGCAGGCGTGAGACGATCATACCGTCGACGGTGATGCCGGGCGGGGTGACGGGCTTCAGGACCTCGACCGCCTTTTCCAGGGCGATGCTGGTGAGGCCGCCTTCATCGAGATAGCCGCCGAGGAAGGCGCGCATGGCCTACAGGGTGCCGGGCGATGGGTGGGTCATCGCGTCCGGCTCCCATAGCTGCCATAGCGCATGGCGATCAGTGCCTTGGCGACCAGGCTCCAGACGTGATCGCGCAGGCGCGGGTGGGACAGCACCTGGGCTTCGCGGGACAGCGTGTTCGCCAGCATCGCCTTGTGCAGGGCCTCCGCCGATCGGCCGCGCATCGTGCGGACGCGGTAGTCGCCCGACTGTACGGTGCCCCCGATATTGTCGATCGTCATCCGGGCGATTTCGGTGACGTTGCCGGTGACGGCCGACCACAGTTCGACGCGGACGACGATCATGACCGTGCCTCTTCATCGGCCTTCGCCAGATCGACCAGCCAGTTCCATGCCCCGGCCAGTGCGCGGGCATTCAGCGGCAAGTTAGGGCTGGTGCCGGTGTGGCAGAGCACAGTGTTGGTGCCGACGGGGTAAAGGCCATGCATATGCTGATCCCCCTGTTGACCGAAATACTCTTCGGTCAGGCGGCAGCTGGCGGTGACGTGCGCGCCATGGGCTTCCGGGTCGAGGGCAGGCGTCTGCCCCCATTCCACATGGCCGGTCGCCAGCAGGCGTTCCGCAATGTCGGTCGGCAGGTAAAGTTTCCAATCGGCTTTCAGGATCGCCGCGATCAGCCGGTCGACTTCGTCATTGGTCAAATGGTCGAGGAGGACGTCGCGCTCGATCGCGCTGGCGGCCATACGGAAGGCGGCGCGAAGCTTCGTGCTTTGGAGTATGAAATCAACCACGGTCCGCCTCCGTCGTCGCGGGGGCGTGGTCCAGCCAGTCGATCGCGGCCCAGATCAGGGCGGCGGCCTTGACCAAGTTGGCGCGCGGATTTTCGGGCTTCCAGAACTGATCGTCCCAGGGCCAGCTATCGGGGTCCGGCTTTGCCAATTCGCGGGTGGCTTGTGCGGGCGGGGTGCACATCTGCACGATGAAGGCGTTCAGATAGTTGCCGGCGGCAGCCGGCATGTCCATCACTTGGTTGAACTGCAGGTCGCGCTCGATCGTCCGGCCGTGGCGATCGACCTGCTTCATCCGTTCCGCGACGATGGCGCGCAGCGCCTCCCCGGTCAGGACCTGTGCGGCCGCGATCGAAGCGGCTTGCCCGACGGGCGCGTCGAGCGATGTGTGGAGCGAGGCGACCATTAGAAGGGCACCTCGTCATTGGTGAAGAGATCGAGCCGTTCCTGGCACCAACGGGGCCCTGCTTGATTAATCGTGTCGCTGAACCGTTCCAGCTGGTCGGCCGTCATGCTGGGGTTCCGTTCGACCAGCAGCATCAGGTAGCGAGCGGCCAGGGCGAGGTTGCCGCAATTCCAGCCCGCTCGGCCTTCCGCTGCCCCAGGTTGAGGATCTTCGTTGACCGGCGTCAGGAAGTGCGTCGGTTGTGGGTCCAGCGGTTCACCGACGTTGATCCTGTCAGGTGCACCATGGCACCAGGCGCCTTTGACGTAGTAGGCGGAAAACCAGGCTATACCATCGCCGACAAAGAAGGGCTGACCAGCAATTTGGTCGAGCTTCAAAGCTTCGATAGGGTGAGGCACTATCTGCCATTCGAACTGCGTCTTCATCACTTACTCCTACGGTTTGCGCCGCGCAGGCCGATTTCGTCGGCATAGGTTTCCAGGCGGCGGAGGGCGGCCGTGTGGCGGTCGATGCGGGACATCAGGCGGCGCCACATATGGTCGCGGGCTTCGGTGAGATGCTGGAGTTCCCGGCGTTCCGCCGGGGTCAGGCTGGATCGCCGCTCCAGCGCGGTGATCCGGCGGTCACGACGGCGGGCCTGGTTGAGCGCGCCGGGGGTCATGGTCAGAGGCGCCCCTGCGCCCAGGCGATGGCGATCCGGGCGATCATCATCAACACCAGGCCGCCCGCCGTGACGGTCATGAGGTGCGAGAACAGGGGCTCGATCCGGCGGGCCAGGCGCTGGCCATCGGTGTGCAGCCACATCGACAGCGACATGCGCTGGAACCGGTGCATTTCGACCGGGAACAGGATGCGCAGGACGAGCGGGATCATCGTCCGGCCGCCTTGCGCAGGGCGGCGTCGGCTTGCTCCGCTGCCTGATCGCGAATTTCGGCAACCATCTTGAGCAGCTGATTGGCAAACTCTTCGGCATCGTCGGCCGAGAACGTGCGCAACAGCGCCATCCCATCCGCCATTCCCGGTGGTGCATCCGCGTACGTCACGAGCGAGATCGCGCCGTCGCGATAATCGGCCGTGCCGGGCTTGGTCACGGTGGCTATCGCACAGCCATGGGCGGGGAAGCACCAATAGGTTTCATCGCGGACGCTGATACGCTGCGGACCGACTTCCAAAGGTTGGTCATTGCGCACTTCGGTCGCGCCCGTCACGAATTTGACCGGACGCGCCTTCATGACCGGCCGCCCTTCGCGATCCGGGCCAGCAGCTGGTCCGCCGATTGCTTAGCCAGCGTGTCGACCTGATCCGCCGCCTCAAGCAGCTGCGAGGCGAACTGGCGGGCGTCGTCGGTCGTGGGCAGGAATTCCATGCCCATCGCCGGTTTGCCGCAGCCGCATTCGCATGCGGGGAGCAGCAGCGCGATCGTGACCGCCGTGTCGTCCATCGCGGTGCCGATCATGACCGATACCGCGTGATGGATACGATAAGTGCCACCGGGGATGCTGACGAGGTAGGGCGGGCGGTATGCGACAGGATCGCCTTCGGTCGTGGACAGGACAGTCGCATTGATCGGTTGGTCGGCCATCACGCCACCTCCCGGACGAGGATGTCCGCGCATTCGAGGATCTCGACCAGGCGGCGGGCCCATTCGTTGGCCAGCTCGTCCTTGCCGCACTGCTTGTAGGCGATGGCCTTTGCCATCGCTTGCGCGGCCGCGCTGCGGTCGATGTTCATGCCCGGCCTCCCACGGCAGGAAATAGATGGCCCAGATTGGCGTTCAGGCGGCTGTCGACGGCGACGCGTTCGGCATCGCGGACGGAGGCCTGAGCGCCGGGGGGGAGTTGTTCGTCGAACCAGGCGTCGACGGCGGGGATGGCCCATTTGCTGCGGCGGCCGACCTTGGCGGTCAGGCGGCCGCCCTTCATCAGCGGGAAGGGCTTGGGGAAGTTCGCCTGCGCGATCAGGCCGTCAATCTGGCGACAGATCCAGGGGACGCTGCGATCGGCATAGCCCATGCGGCCAGCGATATCGAAGATACCGCAGGTATGGGCGTTGCGGGGGTTGTTGGCGGCCAATGCCGCATGGGTCAGCGGCGTTGGCAGGACTGCGACGTTCGGCATGGCCGGGCTCCGTTCGGTTGTGAACGGAGCGCAGTTATTGCCAAAATGGAAATGCTGTCAATCCCGAAAATTGCCATTATGGCAATTCGTATTCCACCTCATCGCATGGCACATGCTCGAAATGCCGACAGCCTATGTCGCTGATGAAGTCCATGGTGGGCCATAGCAGAACGAGTAAGCCGATGACCGCGATTGTGGTGACCACGGTTCGCGTCCGATCGGCTATGCCCCAGCGTTTCATGAGTTCATGCAGTAGAGCGGGGTAGATGATAACGCTGGTCCACATAACGGTGTGGGCAACACCGAAGGACCAATAAATCATGCTGCTCGAAACTTCGACGGCGACTGCGGCGCTTCGCTGGTCAGTGCTTCGCTGACGCGGGACAGTTGTGCTCGAGTGCTTCTATCGGCGGCGCGATACCGCGCCAGTAAGGCTTTTTCTTCTACTGAAAGCGAGAGCGGGTTGTCTTCGACAGGTAGCAGTTCGGCCGGTGTGACGCCCAAATGTGGGGCGAGGCGACGCATCCAGTCCTGGTCGAGCCCGCGCGTGCCCTTGATGACCTTGTTCAACGCGGACACCGACACATTCGCGACGCGCGCCAGATCGGCCTGCGACATGCCTTGGGCATCAAGCAGTTCCTGAATCCGGTTCGGGGCGCTGTCATCGTTTGCCACCCGCCGAATATAGACAATTTGGCCGTTTGCCATATTGGCGTATTGCCACAATGCCAATGTTTCGTATAGCCATTTTGGCAACGACCTAACAGATTGGATTGGCGCGGCATGAAGCTGTCTGACTGGCGAGAGAAGAAGGGGTGGACCCTTGAGCGCCTTGCAGATGAGCTGGGCTGCACCGTTAGCGCTGTCTGGCGCTACGAAAAGGGAAAGCGCGATCCCGACGCTGGTACGAAGCAGCGGATTTTCATGCTGACCGAGGGGGAGGTTCAGCCCAACGATTTTTATGACGTGCCGCGCTGGCGGCGGGCGCTGAGTGCCACCCTTGCGGCGCTTTCTGGTCGCGCCGCATGACGGAAACGGCACCACATTCGACGACATTGGACGTTCTCCCGAGTGCGCGGGAGGCCGGACGGCGTTCCCGTTCTGTTCCGAATATCGGCGGGAAATCTCCAACACGTCAACAGGTTAATTTGCATCAGATCGGCACGGGTATCGTTCTCCCCACCCAAGACCCCGTGCCGGGGCGGACGTGCTCCCCTGTCGCGTCCGCCCATTTCTCCGCTGCTGCCTGTTCAGCGGCGTCGAGCGTCACCGGCGGGGGGCTGGGCGGCGCCCCCGCCGGTGTTTGTGATGCTCCCCCATGTATCGCAGCGCGAGCTTTTCTGCATGCGATCATGATCACGGCCGCCATCAATTGGCGCTTCGGTCTCGCGGAATTGGTCGCTTGTGTACTGATCTACGGTGCGCGGCGCCGCGAGTATATCGACAACCACGTTCAAGCGGCCCTGCACGTCGTCACTAAGGTGTTGTGGTTCCTGATTTTCATTGGCGCTGCGCGATGACCGCCCCGACCCTTTCGCGGGGCGGCCAGGCGCTGGCGCGGTGGCTGGTCACCGGCGACGGCAAGCGGGCCAGCTCGACGGCGATGACGCGGTCGCGATTGCGCGGGTTCGTCCGGCGCACGCGGATGTCGACGTTCATGCTGGAGCGGCTGCTGGAGGGCGCGGTGGTGCCCGCCAGTGACGAGGCGATCGTGATCGCGCGCGTGACCAAGGGCGCGGTGAAACCGGAAGATTGGGAGGTGCAGGGGGCATGAGGATGATGCGGGCTATGCTGGCGGCCGGGGTCGCCATGATGGTGGCGGCGCCGATCGCGGCGCAGTCGACCTTCCCGACACGGGCCAGCGGTGTGCGCGCGGGCGGATCGGTGCTGATGATTTGCGACGCGAACGCGTCGAACTGTGCACCGGCCGCGCCGACCAATCCGATGCCGGTGACCGCCATGGGTGGCGGTGCGTCGTCGAGTGCGACCAGCCAGTCGGTGGTCCCGGCGACCGACAGTGCGCCCTTCCCGGTGGTCGGCAATGTCGCGGCCGGAAGCGCGGACAGCGGCGCGCCGGTCAAGATCGGCGGGGTGGTCACCACCAATCTGGGCTTTTCGGCTGACGGCGTTCGGGTCGACCTGATTACCGACAGCCGTCGCCAGTTGCGGGTGGTGGCGGGCGGCGCGGCGCAGGCGCCGGTCGACACCGGTACGCAGGTCTTCCTCTCCTATCCGCCGGGCGTCGGTTCCGGGTCGGCTTTTCCTTCCGGTTCGCTGGGCTATGTCTGGAACGGCAGCAATGTCATCGCGGCGCGGGGCGACACCAGCGGCGCGTTCATCGGCGCGAGCCAGTTCTGGACGGAAAGCACGGCCGCGCTGGCGGCGTCCGGCACGCTGACCGGCACGCTGCGCAGCAACGGGGGCACGGCGGGCGGTGTGGGATCGCGCTTCGCGTTCTTCACGGCCAGCGCGTTTAGCGATGTGGCGGGCGGCACGCTGTATGTCGACGTCACGGTCGATGGCGGCACGACGTGGCGCCAGGTCGGATCGGTGGCGCTGGTGGCGGGATCGTCCGCCACGTTGAAGGTGCCGGTGACGGCGGCCGGGTATCGCGGGCGGGTGATCAACGGCGCCAATGCGCAAGGCGCGGCGCTGGTCACGACCAGCTATTCGGTGAACTGACGATGCGGTGGCGCTCGCTGATCGCGATGCTGTGCGTCGGGGCTTCGGCTCCGGCGGTGGGGCAATGCTATCGCGACGGCCTGCCGTGTGTGACGACGACGTGGATCAAGCAGACCGACGTCACGCTGGACACCAGCGGCAACGCGACCTGGGCCTTCGATCCGGCCGATCCGCCGCCCGTCGTGCCCGCGATCGTGCATTTGCCGCGCGCGGCCGACGCGACCAATCCGATTATCTGCAACTGGATGAGCCGCTCCACGACGTCGGTGACGGTGCATTGCTGGCGGACCAACCTGTCGGGCCTGTTGGGGGCCCTGTTCAGCGGATCGATCGCGGGATCGCAGGTCACGCTGGTGGCGCGGGCCATCCCGTGACCTATCCCGCCGCCATCAGCGTTCGCGAGATCGAGATGCAGGCGCGCGGCCGTGCCGAGGCGATCGGGCGCGATTGCCTGCCCGGCGCGATCAAGGACGGGAATTACCTGAAGGCCGGTTCGATCGGTGGCGAGCGCGGCGGGTCGCTGGTGCTCAACCTGGCGGGTTCCAACCGGGGGATGTGGCGCGACTGGTCATCGAACGACCAGGGCGACATGATCGGGCTGGTCGAAAAGACCAAGTTCGGAGGGGATCGCGGCCAGGCGGTGGCCTGGGTCAAGAGCTTCCTGGGGCTGGACGATTTGGACCCCGCGCGCCTGCAGGTGGTGCGGGCACAGGCGGCGAAGGCGGATGCGCGGGCCGAAGCGGACGCGGCGCGGGAGGCCGAGGCGAAGAAGCGCGGCGCGCGGGCGCTGTGGCTGAACGCCCAGCCGATCGAGGGCAGCCCGGCCGCGCATTATCTGGAGGGGCGGGGCATCACCCTGGCGGCGCTGGGGCGCTGGCCTGGGGCGCTCCGTTACCATTCGGAAGTCTGGAACCGCGACGCGGGCGTCAAGCTGCCCGCGATGCTGGCGCAGATGATCCTGCCGAGCGGCGAGCATGTCGCGACGCACCGCACCTTCCTGGGGCGGTGCCCCAGGACCCGCCGCTGGGTGAAGGCGGAGGCGGCCGATCTGGGGGTGCCGCGCGGCCAGTCGAAGAAGGTCCTGGGGCAGTCGCGCGGGGCGTTTGTGCCGCTGCGCAAGGGCGTGTCGGGTCAGTCCATGGGCCAGATGCGGCGGCCGGAGGCGATCTACACCGCCGAGGGGATCGAAAACGCGCTGTCGGGCGCGGTCATGAAGCCCGACGCGCGGGTGATCGCGACCTATTCGCTGGGCAATCTGGGCTCGATCGAATTTCCCAAGCTGATCGAGACGATCGTCCACATGAAGGATGACGACGCCGCGCCGATCGGCGCCGACGCCGTCGAGCTGGCGAAGGCCCAGCGCAAGATCGAGGCGCTGGAACGCGCCGTGTCCAAACAACAAGCGCGCGGCCACCGCGTCCAGTTCGTCCTGCCCCCGCCCGGGCTGAAGGACATGAACGACTGGCTGATGGCCACGCTGGAGGAAGCCGCGTGATGGCCTGTGAGCACGAAAACTTCTATGCGGCGGTCGACGTGGCGCGTCTGACCGATTGCGATGGCCGGGTGTCATCGTTCAATGCCGACGTCAAAATTCGTTGCGCTGATTGTGGTCGTCAATTCCAATTCTTGGGCCTTCCCGCAGGCGTCAATCTTGCGGGAGCAACGACAAGCATTGATGGCCTCGAAGCACGGATGGCAATTTGTCCGCAGGGCGAAAAGCGCAGCGTGCTTGATAATATCGGCCTGCAATTTCCTGCAGCGGTCAAGCACTGATGACCAAGGCGAAGGTCGTATCCATTGCCGAGGCGCTGAACGCGCCCGTCGACGCACCGATCCTGGCGCAGGAGGGCGACCAGCGTCCGTTTGGCGGCCGTGACGACGATGATGATTTCGACGCACCGCGCGTGCCGCATGACTGCCCGGTCAAGACGCTGGGGATCGGCACCGATGGCCAGACGTGCTGGTATCTCAACATGCTGGGGCAGCTCGTCCCGCTGGGCCCGCGCGACCATGGCAAGAACAACCTGCATGCGTTGTTCGCGCCCCGGACCCATTTGCTGGCGAAATACTGGCCACGCTGGTCGGAGCCGAAGAAGGACCGGGCGGGTAACGTCGTCAAGGAAAGCGAGATCGTCGGTTTCAAGCAGGACGATGCCAGCGAAGCGTTGATTTCCGCCTGTGGCGCGTCGGGGATCTTCGATCCGCAGGGCCGGGTGCGCGGCCGTGGGGCGCATCGTGGCGATGGGCGGGCGCTGACCATCCACTTTGGCGACAAGGTGATGGTCGCCAAGCCCGGCATGGGCGGGGTGGAGTGGCACGACACCGGTCTGATCGCGAATTACGTCTATCCGTCGGGTGGGCCGACGCCGCGCCCACATCACGAGCCGGGCGGCGTCGGTGTCGTCGAGCAGCTGCTGGCGCTGATCAACACCTGGAACTGGCGGCGCGGGCATGTCGACGCGATTCTGGCGCTGGGCTGGCTGGCGCAGACGACGATCGCGGGCGCCATGGACTGGCGCTCGCACCTGTTCGTCACGGGCGGTGCGGGCACCGGCAAGTCGTCGTGGAACGGCAAGGACGGGCTGTGCGACCGCCTGTTGGGGCGCGGCGTGCTGCGCACGGGTGGCGCGACCGAGGCGGCCGTGCGGCAGAAGCTGCGCGACCAGACCATCCCGGTCATGTTCGACGAGTTCGAGCCCAACGCGTTCAACGAGCAGAAGCTGGCGGTGATCCTGGAGCTGGCGCGCATCGCCAGCTCGGGCGACGACATGCACAAGGGTGGCAGCGACCATAAGGCGGCCGAGTTCACCTTGCGCTCGTGCTTCCAGTTCTCCGCCATCCTGGTCCCGCACATGGAGCCGCAGGACCGCAGCCGCTTCGCCATCCTGGAGATGGACCCGGTTCGCGAGGGGGCGAAGAAGCTCGACCTCGATGGCGCGAACCTGCCTCATATGGGCGCGGTGCTGGCGCGGCGGATGATCGACGGCTGGAGCCGGTGGCATGATACCTATCTGGCCTATCATGACGGGTTGATGCAGTCGGGCCACACGCGGCGATCGGCCGACACGTTCGGCACGCTGCTGGCGGCGGCCGACCTGGCGCTGTACGATCATATCCAGCTGAACGTCGTCGACGACTGGGTGGCGCAGTTCATCCCGACTAGCATCGCCGAGATATCGGATGCGGCGGCTGACCATGATCGCTGTCTCAACCACCTCACCACGTCGACGGTGCAGGCGCGGGGTGGTGACGAGCGCGAAACGCTGTCGACCTGGTTGACGCGGGCTGTCTCGGTTGAGCGCACGGCGATCGAGGCCGGGCTGGACGCGCAGAAGATCCAGATCGCCCGCACCCGCCTGGGTGAGCTGGGGCTGAAGGTGGTCAATGCCAAGCGCCTGGCGGACGATGCCAGCGGGAGGCCGCGTTTCGGGGCCGTGGAGCACATTCCCGGCCAGCCCTGCTATCTGGCGGTGGCCCAGGACCATCGGTCTCTGGGAGAGCTGTTTGCGACCACCAAGTGGAAGAACGGCGGCTGGTCGCAGACCCTGGCCCGCTCTCCGGCGGCGATCCGTGGGGTGAAGGCCAAGTTTGCAGGCCGGTCGCTGACCGCCGTGCTGGTGCCGATCGAGCACGCCATCGACTCCTCCAGCGTCGCGGGATGGGTCGCGTGCCCGTCGATCGAGGCGATCGGCCAATGACGCGCGCGGCCAACGGAGCGCAGCGCAGTGGTGCGGCCGCGCTCATCATCATCTTTGCGCGTCGTCACGAAGACTGTGCGCTGCCTGTTTTTTACTTCGCCTCTTCTTTTTTTGTCGCCCCGACCCCGGCCCGTCGCTATCAGGGACGAATTGGGGCGGGGTGGGGCCTGCCCGGTTCTACGGTTCTAAACGGGCCGGGGGGTAGAACCGCTAAGCACCTGAAATCTAACGGTTCTATGGTTCTGTTCCGAACCCTCACGCGTGACGCGTGCGCGGGCATGTGCGCACATGCGCGTGTGGAGGACCACCAGAACCGTAGAACTCAGAACTTGACCTATAAAACCTATGTAATCCAATGGTTTAACGGTTCTGTACCGGTTCTCGGTTTCTCCGACGGTTCTCGTGCTGCCGCGCAAGCCATTGAACCGTCTCGGTTTTCCGGTTCTGCGAGCAATAAACAATGGGGTGGATATTGCCTCACCGCCTTCGCTGGGGCGGGTGGCGCGTATCCGGGCCTCGATAGAGGGAGTGCGGCGCGAAACTTTCGGGGCCGCGCGCGGCTGGCGGCCGGTAGCGTGGGCGCGGTCGACGCCGATCGGTGCGGCGACCAGGCGGCGGGCAAGAATGTCGGATTTCCGCCGTTTTTTGAGGGCGGGGCGGGCCGTGTTGGAATGGCCGTGTCGGAACGCGCCAGAAAAACCGTTCTTGGTCAGTGCTTTGCGATGCCCTGTCGTCAGCCTGCGAGGCTGTGGGCGGCGTCGGGCGGGGCCGCCTGGGCCGCGCCGCTGACCCCCCGGGGGGGTGTCGACGGCCGCCAGGGGGGCACCCCCCCCAAGCCGCGCGCCACCTCCATCCGGCCCCTGGCGCAGCCGATTTTCTGGATTTCGAGCCAGTTTCAAATTCGCCGGGATGCCCAGGCGCGTGCGGTGACCGAGGACGGCCGCCTTTCCTCCAGCGTCAAAACGGGGTCGGGGGTTTCGATCCTGATCCTAGCCGCGCTGACCCGGGGCGCTGACGCCGCAAAGTCCGAATGGGCGGGAAGGGTCGGGGAGGATCGAAAGGTCCTTGGCTGGGGGCGAAGCCGAACGACGACGCTATGGGGGGAGGTTGCCCGTGTCAACTGAGACGGGGGACGCCGCGATCGGCCGCGCGATCGTCGAGAGCGCACAGGACCAGTTGGCGGCCGCTCGCGAGGAAGCCGAGCAGTTGGACCTGTTGGCGCCGGTGACGGCGGAAGATATCTGGGATGCTCGCGAGGCCCTTGGCGGGGCTGCGGATCATGCTGCCGTCACCAAGCTGGCACGGACCCGCAAGCGTGGGCGACCACAGGGATCGCGCAACCGCCGGACCGATGATTTCGAGCGGTACATCCTGGGCTTCGGTCAACATCCGGCGATTACGCTGATGCAGATCCAGTCGACCGCGCCCGAAGTCCTGATGGAGGCGTCGAAGCGGCGCAAGGTCCACAGCTTCCGGAAGGACGGCACCGAGAATGTCGTCATCGAGCACATGACCTATGAGGCGGCGCAGTCGCTGCGCATCCGCTGTGCCGACATCATGCTCCCGTACATCGAGGGCAAGAAGCCGCTGAAGGTCGATATGAGCTTCAGCGGGGTCGCGGACCTGATCATCGAGGGCGTCACCCACACCTCGGAAGAGGTCGAGGACATCGTCGACGCGGAATTCCTACCCGTCGACCAAGAGGATTGCGGCTGATGGGCATGGCCGTCCGCCGGATGAAATCCCCCGGGCCGATCGCGGATGCGTTCGTGCGCGACCCGGCGTTCATCGTCGGCATCATCGGGCCGGTGGGCTCGGGCAAAACCATGGCCGCGCTGCAGAAGGGGCTACGCCTGGCGGCGCGTCAGCTGGGCACCGTGCGCCCGGACGGTGTCATCGTGCGCAAGGCGCGGATCGGCGTCATCCGCGAAAGCTATCCGAGCCTGCAGTCGACGACGCTGAAGTCCTGGTTCCGTATCGTGCCGGAAGAAGAGGGCACGTTCAGCTGGAAAGCCCCCTACACCCACAAGTTCACCAAGATCCTGAAGCGCGAAGGCAACCGCAAGGACGGCCGGGTCCTCGAAATCCTGGAGTGCGAATTCGAGTTCCGCGCGATCGGCGACCTGTCGGTGGAAGAGGCGTGTCGTGGCTGGGAGGTCAACGCCGTCATCATCGACGAAGCCGACCTGCAGCCGCCCAGCCTGGTGCCGTTCCTGACCGGCCGCGTCGGGCGGTTCAGCGACCTGGACCCGTCGCTGGTCGTCGATCCCCAGATCATCCTGTCGCTCAACATGCCGGACATCGACAACCATATCTATCACCTGCTGATGGACGAGAGTTCCGATGTCCTGGGGTTGACGGACGAAGAAGCGGAAATCCTGCGGTCGACGCTGGGTGATCGCAAGCTGATCGAGAAGTTCGTCCAGCCGGGCGGTCGCGAGCCCGATGCCGAGAACCTGCACAACCTGCCGGGCGGGCGGGGGTATTACGTCCTGCAGGTCGCGGCGAACCGCAACACGCCTGGCTATGTCGATCGGATGGTCGACAACAAGCCGGTGCCGATCCAGCATGGGCAGCCGGTCAATGCGGGTTTCATCTACACCACGCATGTCCGGCCGGTGGAGTGGGACCCGCGTCGCAAGTTGATTGTCGGTGTCGACCAGGGCCTGTTCGCGGCGGCCGTGTGCCTGCAGCGCAACTGGGATGGCGCGATCCGCACGCTGGCGGAATGTGTCAACACCACGCGCGACGATAAGGGCAAGGTCCAGCTGATGAAGGTCGGGCCGACCGCCTTTGGCAAAAAGCTGAAGCGGATGCTGACCGAGGCGTTCCCTGGGATCGCCGATGACATGATCCGAGTGGTTGCCGATCCGGCGGCCTTTGCGGCCAAGGATCGCAAGGACAATGAACATGACTGGCTGCTGGCGTTCCAGAAGGCGCTGGGGCTGAAGGTCCACAAGGCGAAGACGAACAGCGCGGGTCTGCGCAACCAGGCCATCTGGGACGCGCATGGGCAGATCGGCGGCTATGCGGTCGACCCCGGGTGTCGCCACCTGATCAAGGGGCACTCGGGCGGATACCGCTATGCCAAGGCGGAAATGAGCACAGGCGAAATCCGGTCCAGCCCGGAGATCGCCGACACGATCTACACCCATGTTTGCGATGCCGAGCAATACGCCGCCCTGGAGGGTGAGCATGTGATCAGCGACCTGCGCGGCCGTGATCGGAAGGTCCGCGGGGTCACCGTCAAAAGCGATTTCAACGAGCATGAAGGAGTTGGGTGAATGGCCCTGCTGAACCCCATCGGCAAACTGATTTCCGCGCCGCTGAAGGCGCTGGGGATCGTATCGACGCCCGGCAAGCCGCCAACCCCCTTGCGTCCTGTCACACGCGACGACGCAGCGGCCGCCATCGCGTCGGACGACGAATTGCGGCGCCGCCAGGGCGCGGCGGCCGACATCATCACCGGCACGGGGGGCGCCGAGGCCCCGTTGACCGGTGGCAAGCTAACCCTCGGGTAAGGAAGGAAATCGACATGGGCGATAACACCGAACTGACGCGCGAACAGCAGTTGATGGAAGAGTTCAAGGCTGGGCTGGAGAAGGACGGCCCGGTCGTTCTGGCGCAGCGCGTTTCCGAGCTGGAGGGGCACGTCGCGGCGCTGACCGCTGCCCAGACCGGGTTGGAAGACGAGCTGGTCCATCAACGGGAACGCGCCGACGCGGCCGAGCTGGCGCGTGACGAAGCGACCGGACGTGCGGAGGCGGCCGAAAAGGAGGGCCGAGCGGCACAGGGGCAGCTGCGCCAGTTGGGCAAGCCGACCAAGCCGCGCGCGTTCGGGGTCATGCCGGATAACAAGATCCTGACCGGTGATGCTTTGCGCGACGCCATCGCCAAGGCCGATGCCGTCGAGATCGTGTTCTCGGACGGCAAGCGGGAGGTGGGTGTCCCGCCGATCGCGGTCGAGGGGGCGGCGTGGAAGGAACATGCGTTCGGGCTGCTGCTCGATCGGCCGGTCGATATCGTCGGGCCGGAGAGTGCAGGCAGCACCTCTATCGCGGGCTATGCCCTGTTGCTCGACGACAAACAGGTCGCGTGGCGGGAACGGTCGATGCCGCTGCAGATCGCGCCGGGCCAGCGCATCCAGATCGCCGACGATATCCTGTTCTGATCATCCGGGGCCTGCCCGGGTGGCGGGCCCCATTTTTCCGGGGGCGGTGATGGCCGACGACAAGCTGCAAGACGACGAGCTGGTGCGCGAGCACCTGCGCAACCATGACCGCCTGGTCGCCCTGCGGGCGCCCTGGGAAAGCCTGTGGCGGGAGATCGACGAGCGGGTCAGCCCGATGAACGCGGGCACGATCGGCGGCCCGACGGGCAGCGCCGGGCGGGCCAGCCGCGCGGGGACCGTCAAGGGCGGGCACAATTTCGATACGACCGCGGTCAAGAGCCTGGGGCGATTTGCCGCGGCGATGGCGGCGATCACCGTGCCGCGCAATACCCAGTATATCCGGTTGCGCTTTCGCGACGCCGACCTGCAGAAGCTGCCGGAGGTGCAGCGCTGGTGCGAGCGGACGGCCGACCGGCTGCACGCGATCCGCTATGCCGCGCACGCCGGTTTCGGGGTGCAGTCGTCGAAGGATTTCCGCCAGCTCGGGCGCTATGGCACCGCGCCGTTCCTGACCGAGGAACGGAAGGGCGTGGGCCTGTATTACCGCGCCCTGCCGCTGGCGGAATGTTACATCGACGAGGATTTCAGCGGGCGGGTCGATACCGTGCATCGCCGCTACACGCTGAACGCGCGCCAGTGCGAACAGCAGTTCGGGGCGGCCGCGTTGACCCCAAAGATGGCGGAGGCGGTCGAGAAGCGGACCTATGACCGCGATTTCGAGATCCTGCACATCGTCTGCCCCAATGCGGACATGCGCGCCGATCGGTTCGACTGGCAGGGCAAGCCCATCGCCAGCATGCATATCGCGATCGACGAAAAGATCGTCATGCGCCGGGCCGGATATCATTCGATGCCGATCAGCGTGTCGCGCCACCAGTCCGAGGCAGGCGAGATCTATGGCACGTCCCCGGCGATGGAGGTCCTGCCCGCGATCAAGGGTGTGAACGCGATGAAGCGGACCGTGTTGCGGGCCGCGCATAAGGAGGTCGACCCGGCGCTGATCTTCTTCAACGATGACGGCATCACCTCGCTGAACACCACGCCCGGGTCGGCCAATCCCGGCTTGGTGAACGAACAGGGCGATCCGCTGGTCCATCGGATGCCGGGGGGCGGCAACCTGCCGATCGGGCAGGAGATGATCGAACAGGAGCGCGCGGACATTCGCAGCGCGTTCATGGAAGAGTTCTTCAAGATCCTGACCGATCCGGGTGACCGCATGACCGCGACACAGGTGCTGGAGATGGTCGGCAAGCAGGGCGTGCTGGTCGCGCCCTATGCCGGTCAGTACGAAACCGAGAAGCAGAACCCGGTGACGCAGCGCGACCTGGACCTGGCGATGCGCGCGGGCCAGGTCGAGCCGTTCCCCGACGTCGTGCTGGAGGCGGGGGCCTATCCCCTGATCGAGTATGAAAACCCGCTGACGCGCATGGCGCGGGCGGAAGAGGCGACAGGTCTGACGCGGTGGTTCGAGGCGTTGACGCCGATGGCGCAGGTCGATCCGGGTGTGTTCGACCATATCGACACCGACGCGGCCGCGCCCGGGCTGGGCGAGGTTCTGGGCGTGCGGCCCAGCTGGATCGCGACGGCGGACAAGGTCGCGGCCAAGCGCAAGGCGCGGGAGGATGCGCAGATGGCGCAGGCCGGACCGGGTGCGCTGGGCGATGTGGCAGGCGCGTATCTCGACGTCGCGAAGGCAAATCAGATTTCGGAGGCGGCATGATGGCGGACGGGCAAGCCGTTCCCAAAAGTGGGAACAGGATCGATGCCATGGCGCGGGAGGTGCGGCGCGGCCTGTTGTTCGAGGCGGCCGCGAACGCGATCGGGGCGGGGAAGCTGGCGGCCGGGATGGGCGTCGGGCGGCGGTGCGTCAATCACAAGATCGCCTGCGACCGGTCGCTGACCGATGCGGACCTGATCGCGGCGGCCGATACGCTGGAGGCACGGGCGGCGACGCTGATGCAGCTGGCGGCGCATCTTCGCGAGGTGTCGGCATGAACGCCCGGATGCGCAACGCGATGCGGCGATCGGCGATGCAGACCGCGCGCAATTTCAAAGCGACGTTCCGGCCCGCCGCGATCCTGAACGTCCGGCATCAGCTGGCAGCGGCGATCGTGCTGCTAGTCGTATTTCTTACCGGTGGGCGGGAGGCGTGGCGGCGGTGGCTGTACCGCATCGTCTTCACCGAAGGCGGCACGCGGCGGATGGCGGCGCGGGCGGTGCTGGCGGACCTGCGCGATTTCACCTTCGCGCGGTCATCTGCCTTCGACCCTGATCCGATCATCATGGCGCGGCGGCAGGGGCGGCGCGACGTGTGGTTGCGGATCGCGAATTACCTCAACCTGGACGAGGCGGAAGTCCAGCAATTGATCATCATGGAGCAGGACGATGAGTGACGGGGCGGATTTCGGTGGTGCGGCGGACCTGATCGGTGGTGCCGCGACCGGTGGCGATGCCGGGACGGCGGGCGCTGTACCGGATGGTGGCGCCGGTGGTGCAGCGGCGGGTGCTGCGGATGGCGGACAGGGCGGCGATGGCGGCGCGGCACCGGACTGGTTCGCCAATGTCTCCGACAAGTTGGGGGAAGGCGAGACGGCATCCAATCGCGACTGGCTGGGGTCGCTGGGCATCAAGGACCTGGACGGCCTGGTGAAGGTCGCGCGCGACAACCAGCGGGCGGTGCGCGAAAGCGGCCGCGTGAAGGTGCCGGGGGAAGGTGCGCAGCCCGACGAGGTGACGGCATTCCACCGGGCGATCGGCGTGCCAGAAAAAGCCGAGGGATATGAGATCAAGGGGCCCGAGGGCGTCCAGCTGAACGACGCGGTGTTGAGCCAGCTGGCAGTGGCTGGTGTGAAGTACGGCGTGCCGAAGGGAGCGTTCCAGGGCCTGGTGAATGACTTCATCCAGATCCAGATGGCCGATGCCGATGCGGAAAAGCAACGGCAGGACGGTCTGGCGTCGGAGTGGGTCAAGGCGCAGGGCGGCAAGGCGGATGAACAGATCGCGCATGTCAACAGCGCCGTCCGCGCGCTGGGGCTGACGAAGGCCGACATGGCGGGCCTGCGCACCGGCATGGGGGCCGATCGCGCGCTGGGGCTGCTGGCGAAGCTGGGGGCTGGCATGGCGGAAGACGTCATGATCACCGGGGGCAGTAACCGGTTCGGTGTGTCGGGTGCAGAGGCCCAGGCCGAGCTGAACCGCCTGATGTCGGACAGCGATTTCAAGGCCAAGGCGATGAAGGAGGGGACGCCGGAGCGTCAGCGCTGGGACCGGCTGAACAAGCAGGCGGCGGAATATCAGGCGTCGAAGGCGGCGTGACGGTTGAAAGATCCGCTGTCCAAGCCATCTCGTGGGGCGCGCCCCTGATTATGTGGAAGCCCCGGCGGTCCATGCCGGGGCTTCCTTTCGGGGTAACGGCGTGATGTTGGTCGGCACGCCGGATGGGAGCCCGAAGCGTTTATTTGCGTGCGTCGGGCTGCTGCGTCAATGCTGACTGCTAGCAGGCAGAGTTACATGACAATCAAGTTTGGTAATCAAAGGGCGATCATTTCGGACGTCGCGATCACCCGCGAAGGAACCACCGTTGATTTCGAGAGCGACGTCACCGTTCGTTATATCTTCTTGCCGACGGGCAAGGAGCCAACCTTGCGCCCGTACGGTAATGCATTGGATAATGTCATTGCCATCGGGATCAGCGGTTGCGAGACCGGTGAAGAATTTGCCGATACCGTCGTGGTGGACGTGCCAGGCAGGGGGAAGGTGCGTGTCCTGACGACCGTCAAGCGCATGCCCGGCCTGACCGAAGGCAGTTTTTTTCGCATTCACTGCACTGCGCATTATGCATGATGCTTGACGCGCGAATCGCCGTGTGATTTTGTGCGGTTCGACGGTTCCGGGGGGAACCGTTCCCAATCTCCCCGATCTAGTGCCCGCCTAGCCACGTCGCCCGGGTCCCCCTGCTGGAGTGCAGCGCCGATCGCGGGCGTAAAACGATAGCGCGGCCGGACCGTTCGGGTCCCCTAGCCAAGCGAAACCAGGTTCAAACCCGTTTCGTGAGGCCATTATGGGCGACGTCAATACGACCGCGCAGATCGAGTTTCAAAATAACATCGAACTGCAGCTGCAGCACAAGAATTCGGTGCTGTGGGACACCTGTGAGGAACAGCAGTGCAGCGGTTCCGAAAAGGAAACCGTCAAGGATTTGATCGGCGAAGCCGAGGATCAGGAGGCGGATGAGCGTCACGGCGATCTGAAGGAAACCGATCCCGGCCATGACCGCGTTTGGATCGTCAAGCCGAATGAGCGCTATTTCAACAAGTTCGTCGACGGTGCCGATCAGCTGGCGACCAAGATCGGACTGACCGGCGGCTATACCATGGCCGCTATGGCGACCATGCATCGCGCGTGGGATTCCGCGATCCTGGAAGGTGCGTACGGCCCCATGCTGATGGGCAAGGACGGCATCACTACCCAGCCGCTACCGTCGACCATGATCGTCCCCGTTATGCTTGGCGGCGTGAGCGGTCCGCAGCGGATGAACGTCGCGAAAGTTCGCCAAGCAAAACTGGTGTTGGATCAGGCTTTCAATGAAGCCGATGATCCGCGTTACATGGCGCTGAGCGCTGTCCAGGCGGACGACCTTCTCTCGGAAGTCCAGGCCACCAACGGCGACTATGCTAAGGCGTTCGGCGTTCGTCTCGACGCCGACGGTAACCTGATCGGCCTGCTCGGCTTCAACATCAAGCGGATCGAACTTCGCAATCCGAAGCTGCGCGCTTTCAAACGTGGCCTCACGGTCACGCCCGGCGGCTACACCCGCAATCCGTTCTGGGTCCGCTCCGGCATTCGTAAGGGCGTCTGGAACAAGCTGCGCACGTCGATCAAGGACCAGCCGCAGAAGGTCGACACGCGCAATGTGTTCGCTGGCACCACGATGGCCGCGACGCGCACCCAGGCCGGCAAGGTCGGCTACATCGAAAATAGCGAGGCGTAATCATGGCTGATCTTTATGGCCTGGAATTCGTCGGTGGCCCCGACGGCACGTCGAACCCGCCGCGCAAGCTGGACGGTCGCATCGTGGGTGCGAAGAAGCGCCGTACGCGGTCGACCAAGCCCGCGACGATCCTGAACGTCGGTGATCGCCTGTATATCGGCAAGCTGCCCGCCAATGCGGTGATGCAGTCGATCATCGGCAATTTCGACACCTCGCTGGGCAGCACCACCCTGTCGATCGGCACCACGGCGACCCCAGCGAAATATGTCAATGCGCAGACGCTGACGACGACGGATCGGCCGACGTCGATCGGGCCGCGCGCGTCGGCGGCCGTCAACGGGCCGGTCGCGACCGACGAGGACCTGTGGGTGACGATCGGCACGGCCGCGATCCCGGCGGCCGTCATCGGTGCCTTCTATTTCGAATACACGATCGCGAACTGATCCGGTTCGCCACGATACTCGTGCGGGCGCCAGCGGGGGCGCTGGAGCCGGCCGAGGCCGGGGTGGTGCCGTAATCGCCACCCCGGCATCCCTTTTTACGGAGACGGTGCCATGGCGCAGGTCAAATTGACGGTCACCCGGGGCAAGCCCAATCTGAAGGACATTCCCATCGCAGCGGGCACGCCGATCGCCGGATCGGACGCGATGGAACTGAACATCGACCAGACCAAGATGAGCAAGGGCGATGCCCTGGTCATGATCGACAATCTGCGCGCGCGGATCTTCAACGCGCCCTGGCCGATGGCGTAACCGCCGGTGGCGGATTTCGTCACCGTCGCCAACCTTGCCGCCTCCTCGCTGGGGGAGGACGATCAGTTGCGGTCCCCCGACGACGATACGCACCTGTCGCGATCGGTGCGCGCGGTGTTCGATGTCGAGCGGGTGGCCGCGCTGCGCGATCATACGTGGAATTTTGCGATGCGCCGCTATGCCCTGCCGCGCGTCGCCAATCCCGATTTCGATACCACGCCATTTGCTTACGTCTATCGCCTGCCCGCCGAGAGCGTCCGTTTGGTCGAGGTGATGGGCGCGCGGGCCGACAGTTATCAGGTCGAGGGGCCGTATATCCTGTCGGGCGCAGCCGCGCCGCTCCGGGTCCGCTGCATCATCGACGTCGCGGAACCGGCCGCCTGGGACGCCCTGTTCGTGAAGGCGTTCGCGATGCGCGTCGCCTGGCAGATCGCGGACCGCATCACGGGCGATCCCAACCGGGTGCAGATGGCGGAGCGCAAGTATCGCGCCGCCCTGATGGAAGCCAAGCGCGTCGACGCGCGGGAGAACCCGCCGGTGGCCCAGGCACCGACCGGGTGGGAAGAGGCGCGCATGGGTTGCCTGACGCGTGTCGACAGCAAGGGATATGTCTGGCCATGACATTGGCGCGACCGATCGCGACGAGTTTCAACGGGGGCGAACTGTCCCCGCGCATGGGTGGCCGGGTCGATACGGCGATCTATCAGGTCGGCCTTGCCGAGGCGGAGAATTTCGTTCCCACCGTGGAAGGCGCGCTGGTCAAGCGGCCGGGGTTCGAGACGATCCGGGCCGCGCGGGACGGTGCCGCGTGGTTGACCAATTTCCGGTTCAACCTGACCCAGGACTATGTGTTGGAGTGGAGCGACCAGAAAATCCGCTTCTACACCAATGGCGAGCGCATCGAGACATCGCCGGGTAACGCCTATGAGGTGGCGGTGCCGTACAGTGCGGCCGAGGCGCGATCGGTGTCGTGTCAGCAGTCGTTCGACCGGCTGTACCTGAACCATCCCAATTATCCGCCCGCGCGGCTGACGCGGACGTCCGCGACCACCTTTACCTATGAGGTGCTGCCGCTGGTCAATGGGCCGTTCGCGGACGCCAATATCGACGCCGGTCGCACGGTCACGGTCAGCGGCACGACGGGGGCGATCGTCATCACCGCCAGCGCGCCGATCTTTCAGCCCGGTCATGTCGGTGCGCCGTTCCGGCTGGAGGCGGCGGACTTTTCGACCATCCCAGCCTGGGAAGCCCAGACCAAGGACATCACGGTAGGGTTGAAGCGCCGATCGGAGGGCAAGGTCTATGTCGCGGCCAGTGGCGGCACGACCGGCACGGTGGTGCCGATCCATACGGCGGGCACCGAATGGGACGGCCAGAACCTGAAGGATGCGAACGACAAGGGGCCGTTCGGGGTGCAGTGGACCTATTTGCACGATCGGTTCGGGATGGTGCGGATCGATAGTGTCGCGGCCGACGGGATGAGCGCCGGTGCGACGGTGACGCGACCGATCCCCGACAGCCTGAAGACGGTCCCCTCCTTTCGCTGGGCCCACGGCGCGTTCAGTGCAGCGGCGGGGTGGCCCAGCGTCGTCATCGCCTGGGCTTCGCGTCTGTGCCACTTCAAGGGGTTCGAGCTGGTCGCGTCGGTGGTCGGGGATTATCTGAACCACCAGGCCTATACCTCCAGCGGGGTGACGGCGGCCGATTTGGCGTTTCGACGCACCCTGTCGACCGAGGACCCGGTGCTGTGGGCGATGGGAGACCGTCGCCTGATCGTCGGCACCGCCAGCCGGGAGATCGCGGTGGGCGCGATCAACCAGGCGCAGGCGGTGAGCGGCGACAATATCGAGGCGGTGCCGCAGAGCTTCTATGGATCGGAGCGGGTGTTCCCGATCCAGATCGGCACCACCGGCGTGTTCGTCCAGCGCGGCAAGCGCAAGTTGCGCCAGGCGGAATATGATTTCGCGCGCGACCGGTATCAGTCCGCCAACATGACGGTGTGGTGCCGTCACATCACCAAGGGCGGCATCGTCCAGCTGACGTTCCAGAAGGAACCGGAAGAGCTGATGATCGGTGTCCGCGCCGACGGGCAGCTGGTGGTGCATCCGCATGCGCCCGAGCAGGAGATCAAGGGCTTTTCCCGTATCCGCCATGGCGGCGGCAAGATCCTGTCCGCCGTGGCTTGCGCATCCGCCAGCGGCGACCAGGACGAATTATGGGTGCTCGTGCAGCGGACCGATGGCACGCGCTGGGTCGAGCGCATGGCGGTGTGGCATGAGGATGACGATCCGATCGAGGACGCGTTCTATGTCGACAGCGGGCTGACCGTGATAGCGGCGGCCGGACAGACGCGCTTCACCGGGGCGGTACAGCTGAAGGGGCAGGCGGTCGCGATCCTGGCGGCGGGCGGCATCGTGACGGGCGTCACGGTGGCGGCGGATGGCAGTTTCGACGTGCCCGCCAGCGTGGTGCCCGCCGATCGGGCGTACCGGATGACGGTGGGTCTGCCCTATGTCGCGCGGGCGGTGACGCTGCGTCCCGAGCTGCGTGGCGGCGATACGCAGCAGGGCAAGCGCCAGCGGCTGGTCCGCATGGTCCTGCGCCTGATCGCGACCGCCGCGATCCGTATCGGTGCGGCGGGCGGCAAGCTCGACAATCTGATCGACCGGGCCAGCAGCGAGCATATGGATGCGCCCGTGCCGCTCTTCACCGGGGACACGGAACGGTCGGTGTCGGGCGGCTGGGACCGGAACGGACAGGCGGTGTTCGAGAGCTATGGCCCGTTGCCCGCGACGATCGTCGCGGCGATGCCGACGCTGACGGTGACGCAATGATCGCCATCGCGCCGATGGTCGCGACCGACGCGCTGGTCATCCAGCGCCAGGCCAGCCAGCGCGTCCAGTTGGGGATCGAGCGGGACATGAGCGTCGAGGAGGCGCGCGACCTGGCGGAGGGGGCAGGCGAGGCGTGGACGGTACGCCAGGACGGCCGCATCGTCGCCTGCCTGGGGTTGCGGGAGACGTTTCCTGGGGCGCAGGCGGTGGCGTGGGCGATCCTGTCCGACCGGATCGGCACTGCGCATCTGGCGGTCACCCGCCATGCCCGGCGCCGGATCGCGGCCAGCCCGCTGGCGCGGATCGAAGCGATCGTGCGCGAAGCGGTCCCGGCCGAGCTGGTGTGGGCGATGCTGGTCGGTTTGCAGCCCGCGCATGTCATGCGCCGATTTGGCCAGAACAGCGAGACGCATATCCTGTGCGAACGCATCCGGGAGGGCGATTGAATGGAGGCGTTCCAGGCCGCAGGCAATATCGTCCAGGGCGTCGCGGGGTATGAGGCGGGCAAGTACAACCAGGCGGTCGCCAATACCGAGGCAATCGAGCAGGAGCGTGCCGGGGCAGCCGAAGAGGGCCGGGTGCGTGAAGCGGCGCGGGCGGCGATCGGCCAGCAGCTGGCGGCGCAAGGCGGCAACGGTTTTGCGATGGGCACTGGATCGGCGCTGGACGCCTTGGCGCAGAGCCAGGTGAATGCGGCGCTCGACGCGATGACGGTGCGTCGTGATGCCGCCTTGCGCGCCCGATCGGCGCGGACGGCGGGTGCCATTGCGAGGGCGCAGGGGGACAATGCCTTGGTGGCGGGCATGTTGGGGGCGGCCGCGCGCGTCACTGATTGGGCCAGCTCCCGCACCAGCGCTCAGTCGGGCACGACACGCGGGGGGCGGTGATGGCACAGGAAATCGGATATCAGCGCCAGCTGGGGACGTCCGCGCCAGTGGGCTTGCCGAGCACGTCGCCAGCCGCCTTCGGGGCGTCGATCGGCGCGGCGGTCGACGACCTGGGGCAGGCGGTCGGACGGAACAAGCTGACCCACCTGCAGATCGAGCGGCAGCAGCGGACGGATACCGAGGCCGCCGATTTCAACCGTCAGTTTGCGGACATCCGGGCCGCGTATGACCGTATGTCGGTCGATATGCGTGCCAAGTCCGCTCCGGGCGGGGCGGGCCATGCGCAGGCGATGGACGGGTGGTGGCGCGATCAGTCAGCTTCACTGACAGAGGGCATCACCGACGAACGCCTGCGGCGATCGGCACAGGCGCAGCTCGACGATTTCGGGGCTCGTATCGGCACGGCCGAATATACCTGGGAACAGGGCGCGCGGGTCAAGAAGCTGGTGACCGACGAGCAACAGGCGGGGCAGATCGCCGCCAATCGGGTGCGCCGGGTCGATAATCTGGATGCATTCGATCAGGAGCTGACCTATCGCCGTCGCGGTATCGAAGCGATGGTGGGCGTACCCGAGGACGTCAAGACCGGGTTGATCCACGAGTCCGATCAGTTGATCGCCACGTCCTTCCTAAACGGCGTCGTCGAGCGATCCCCCCAGCTGATCGACGCGTTGCTGAAGAGCGGACAGTTCGACGAGCTGGTGACGCCGCAGCAGCAAGAGCAGCTGCGCCACGGTGCCCAGGCGGAGATCCGGCGATCGGAAGCGGAGGCGCGTGCAGCCGCTGCCCATGACCGTTCGGTGAGGACGGACGAACTGGCGGCGCGCGAAGTGACGTTGAACGCGGGCGGTGGCACCTATCAGGATCGCCTGCAGCTCGCGCATGACTATGAGGCCATGGGCGACAAGTCCAAAGCCACGCAGTGGATGGGCGAGGCCGCGCAGTTCGGCACGATCCAGGCGAACAAGGGCATGGCGCCTGCGCAGCTGCGACAGGAAATCACGACGCTGCAGGGGAAGCAGGCGGGCGGTGGATTGAGCGGGGAGGATGCCAATCGGCTTTTCGCCCTGCAAAAACTCAGCACGATCCAGGAGTCCAACCTCAGCAAGGAGGGCGGAGCGCTCCTGCAGACCCAGTATGCGACCGGACGCGCGATCGGTGCCCTGAATGTGGCAGACCCTGCCTCGTTCCGAAGTCGATCGCAGCAAGCCATTGCGGCTGCGCGCGATTGGGGGCGTGCGACGGTCGAGCCCATCCTCCCGGACGAACTGCGTGCCTTCAAGGACCTTTATGCCAATGGCGTCAACGGCCAGCTGCAGGCGGTCGACCTGCTGCGCCAGTTCGGTGACGTCCGGGTGATTGCCGGGGCGGCGCGCCAGGTTGCGGGCAATGACGACGGGGCGTTTCGTATGGCGGCCGTCCTGCCGCACAGCGTGGCGCGTGACGTGTTGCGCGGGGCGGACACGCTGAAGAGCAATCCGCAGGTGTGGAAGGAAAAGCAGGCGTCCAGCGATTTCCAGAAATGGTTCGGGGTGCCGCTGTCTTTCCTGGGGGGATCGACCGCCAATGACGTGTATCAGGCCAGCCGGTCGTTCTTCGCACAGCGGGCGACCGACGGAGGTTTGACGCAATATGTGCCCGGCCGCTTTGCCGAGGCGGCCATCACCATCCTGGGCCGCGACCGCGACGGACGCGGCGGGATCGCGCATTGGGGCCAGCCCGATGGCCCCGTCGTCATCCTGCCGCGCAACCAGACCGCCGATGATTTCAAGCGTCGCCTGGCATCGGCCAGATTGCCCATGTACATCGCGGCATCCGGCGGTCGGAAACCCGTCTGGGGCGATGGCCATCCGGTCAGCGAGGCGGAACTGAAGGGGCTGCTACCCACAGCATTGCCCGATGGGCGATACGGCTTCCGGCGATCGGGCCGGTTGCTGACCGATGACCAGGGCCAGGTCTTTGCCGTCGACGTCCAGGCACTGACCGGGCGATGACCGACCAGCGCAGCCCGCTGATCGCGGGCACGGCATCGACCGATCCGACCTTCCTGCAGGGACGGTTAGGCGTGTCCCGTCCCCTTCCGCCGCCATCGCTCTGGGACCAGTTCACCACCTCGATCCGTGGCGCAGCGGGGAATGACGATCCGGCCGCCGCAGCGGCGCGACGGCGCGACGCGATCGAGGCGGCCATGCAGCCGATCGTCGACGAGCTGCGCACGCGCGGTGTCGATGACCCGGCCTATACCCAGCGCCTGGCGCGCGACGGCTGGTCGCTATCCTATAATCGCGATGCAATCTGGCGCGGCATCGCGCGGGCCCGCGCGACCGATGGCAAGGCGTTCGAGGGTGTCGAAGATGATCCCGCCAAATTCGAGCAGCGGATCGCCGCGCCGGTCGAGGCGACGATCGCGCAGGAACGCGATGTTCAGGCGCGCAGCGGCTGGGCCGCCTGGCTGCCGGGGCAATTCATCGGCGGCATGGCGGACCCGATCAACCAGATCGGGATGCTGGCGGGGGCGGGCACCGCCCGCTCGATCGCGCAGGCGGCGCTTCGCGACGCGCGGCTGAATGTCGGTATCGAGCTGGCGCAGGAGCCGACGCGTGCCATCGAGGAGGCGAAGCGCGGCAAGGTTCGTGGACCGGGCGAGGTCCTGGCCACGCTGGGTCTGGCGGCGGGGACGGGCGCTCTGTTTGGTGGTGGTGTCCATGCCCTGGCGGAAGGTGCCGCTGCTGCCCGTCGGTCGGTCGCGGGACAGTTGGCGGACCGGATGCGGCGGACGATCGGCGAAGACCGCATGACGCCCGAGGAGCGCGCGGCGGTCGCGGCGCTGGATCGGGAAGACGAAATTGCGGGGGTGTCCCCTTACCAGCCCGGCGTGGGTGGCGACACGCACCAGGCGCGCATGGCGATGGCGCGTGACCAGTTGCAGAGCGGGCAGGTCCTGCCTGCCCCGGTGCCACGCTTCGATTGGCAGAAATTCGCGATCAAGACGGGCAGCGCGGAGAGCAGTGGCCGCTGGCAGATCCAGGCGGAAGGATCGAGCGCCTATGGTCTCTACCAGATCACGCGGCCGACCTGGTTGCGGCTGCTGCGCAAAGATCCGGAATATTCCAACATCAAGCTGTCGGACGATTATCTTTGGAGCAAGCGGACCAACCCTGCATCGCAGGAACATGTCTTCAAGCTGCTGGTCGACGAAAACAAGGCTGCGCTGGAAAAGGCCGGTCAGCCGGTGACCGACGGCAACATGTACCTGCTGCATTTCGCGGGGCAGTCGGGCGGGACCAAGATCCTGAAGGCGTTACCCGACACGCCGATCGAGCAGATCATGTCGCGCGGCGCGATCGAAGCGAATCCGTTCCTGAAGGGCAAGACGGCGGGCGACGTGGTCGACTGGGCCCATGCCAAGATGGGCGACGCGAAGCATGAAGGCGCGATCCTGCGCAAGGATGTGTTCGAGGACGATAGCGCGTGGGCCGGTGCCCAGGCGGAGGCCGATGCGGCCGCACGGGAGATCGCCGCCCTCGATGCCGAGCGGATGGTGGTACCCCGGCCGGACGAAGCCGATATCGGCGATCCGCGCACTTGGATGATGGACGATCCCGTAATCGCGCCGGAGGTGAAACCGGTGGGCATGGATTGGGAGCCGGGCGCCACGATCGTCGAGGGACCACGTGGCAGCTGGCTATCGGCGATGCGGGCCTTGCGGGATGCCGGGGAGGGCGAGATTGCCGGTGCGCTCCACCACCCGGATATCGGTCCGATCGACGTCAAATGGGGGACACCCGGCAAGGCGGCGCCGACCTGGGCAGGCGGGTATGGCCTTTCCCATATCCTGGCCAAGCACCCGGAAATGGAGGCGCGGCTGGCGGACCTGCCCGAGATTATCGCGGGCATGGATATCGTCAGCAATGACGGGCGGACAGTGCGCTTGCGCGGCGACCCGCACGAGGCGGGTGTGCGGCTGGACTGGGACGGCCAGGAACAACGCTGGCTGGTCACCGCCTATGACCCGCGTGGCGGTGATGCCCCGGCCGCGTCGGTGTCCTCTCGTGACGCAGCTGACGGTCGGGCCTCCCCCGACCACGGGGCAGAGGGCAATATAGATCCGGTGCCTGGGGCGGGCAAGTTTGCGGACTGGATCGAGGCGGAAACGGGCACCCGGCGCTGGGTCGTCGCGCCGGAGCTGACGCCCGAGCTGGCGGCGCGCGGCTATGAGATGGCGATCCCGGCCGAGGATTTCGCGGCCATGCGCGGGCGCTGGGCAGCGGGCGAGCGGCCGATCGGCGCGGACGGCGGGCCGCCGGGCGCGATCGAGGGTTTCGACGGGCCCGACGATATCGCGGCCGCCCGCCAGATCGATAGCTTGGAGCACGACCTGCGGATGTTCCTGGCGGAGGATGAGGCGGCCGGGCTGACGGTGCGGCTGGACGAGGAAGGAAATGTCATGAGCGCGGCGGATGTGCTGGACGAGCTCGACACCGATTGGTCGGTGCTCGACGCGGCCGAGGCCTGTATGCGGCCGGGCGGTGACGCGTGAGCCTGGGCCGCTGCATCCCCGACATGGTTCGTCGGGGCGAGATCGATCCAGTCCGCGCCAAGCGGATGAAGGACCTGTTCGATGAGCTGGAGGGCTATTACCGCCAGTCGATGGGCCCGGACGCTGCGGCGGCCGAAGCGAGCGAGGCGACGCTGCGCCAGCTGCGCACCGAAGCCCTGCTGAAGAAGCGCCAGGCGCTGCTGCAGATCAACCGCCAGCGCGACGCGCTGAAGGACCTGAAGACGTTCAAGGGGGATAACCCCTATGCGGCGGTCAATGCGCTTCTCGATGACGACGATCGCGCGCCCTATCGCAAGGGCAATGTCGCGACCGGCGCGCGTCGGATCGAGCGTCTGGCGCATGCCAAGATGGTCGACTTCATCGAGACGCATCGCCGCGACCTGACCGGCAAGCCCAAGGACGTTGAAGGGCTGGATGATGTCGGGCGGGAATTGTTCGGGCAGGCCACCGGCAATGACCGCGCCAAGGTCTTTGCCGAGGCGGTGACGATCGCGCGTGAGGAACTGCGCCAGCGTTTCAATGCGGCGGGCGGTGCGATCCGCAAGCTGGCGAATTACGGAGTGCCGATCAGTTATGAACCGGCGCGGGTGCGCGACGCGACCCCGGAACGCTGGCTGGAGGTGGTCACAGCCAATCTGGATCGGTCGAAGATGATCGACGAGAGGACGGGCGTGCCGTTCACCGACCAAGCGTTGAAGCCGTTTCTGCTGGACGTGCGCGAAACGATCCGCACCAATGGCATGACCGGCGAGCCCAGCGCGGCCTTTCGGGGCGGTGGCAAGATGGCCAACCGGGGGCAGGAACACCGGGTGCTGCACTGGAAGGACTATGACGCCTGGAAGGCCGTCAATCAGGAATTCGGCACCGGCGACAATCTGTTCACCGTCATCATGAGCGGTATCAGCGGCCGGTCGCGCGAGATCGCGATGATGGAGCGGCTGGGGCCCAACCCTGATGCGACAGTGCGGTTCCTGCTCGACAAGATCGCCTATGACAAGGCGAAGGGCGACACAGCCTTGGTGCCTGAAGTCAGCGCCAAGTCGGTCGAGCGGCGCCAGTCGGAAAATCTGTGGCGCTATGTGAAGGGCGATGCCACCGCTCAACATATCTATCCTGATCCGATCCGGCGCGGGGTCGTGACGACTTTGCAGGGCGGCCGCAATCTGATCACCGCGGCCTGGCTGGGGTCCGCCACATTGTCCTCGATCAGCGACATTCACACCCAGGCGATGGCGCGGGGCCTGTATGGCCTGCCCGAGACGAACCTGCTGACCAGGACGCTTGCGAGCCTGCGCGACAACGCCGGGCAATTGAGCCACGAAAACCGGAAGGCGGCCGCGCGCCTTGCGCTGGGCATGGAGGATGCCGCGCACTCGCTGGGGCAGAGCGCGCGGTTCATCGGTGAGGTAACTGGCCCAGCTTGGACGCAGGTCGTGGCGGACGATGTTCTCCGCCTGTCTGGTCTGAACCGCCTGACCGAAAATCGAAAGAGCGCGTTTGGGCAGGCCTTGCTTGGAGCGATTGCTGATGAGCGTGCGCGGAATTGGGATGACGTATCGCCCGGGTTGCGAACCGCGATGGAGCGGAACGGCATTGATAAGTTCGACTGGTTGACCATCCGCCGGGCCGTAACGGAGATCCGAGGATCGGAAATCATCGACCCGACCCTAATCCGTGATCAGGCGGTGCAAAACCGGCTGCTCGACATGGTCATCCGGGGACAGGCGACGGCGGTGCAAGAGGCATCCGCCACCTCACGCGCGCTGGCAAACCCGATGGACTTGGCGAAGGGCAGCATCAGCGGTGAACTGTGGACCAGCGCGTTGCAGTTCAAAGGGTTTGCCGTGGCGCTGATGGCCAGGCATGCCCGTATCATCAGCAACCTGGGGCCCGCTGGCGGGGCGATGTACGCGGCGCAATTCTTCATCGGGCTGACCATCTACGGTGCGGCGGTGATCCAGCTGCGCGAGTTGGCCAAGGGCAATGATCCGCGACCGATGGACAATGCCGAATTCTGGGGCGACGCGGCGCTGCAGGGCGGCGGGATCGGCATCCTTGGCGATCTTGTCGGTGTGTTCAAGAACGACCGCATCGATAGCCTTGGGGGCTTTATCGGCGGTCCTATCTATGGCGCGGTCCAGGATGTTCGCGCTGCGGTGCGGACTGCGTTGCCTGGCAAAGAGCGGAAGGACGGCACGCACCGCCAAGCCAACCCGGGCGGCGCGGCCGTGAAATTGGCCAAGCGCTACGTCCCGGGATCGAACCTCTGGTATCTGCGCGCGGCATGGGAGAGGATGGTCATCGACCAGCTCGACGCCATGGTCAGCAACACGCATGACCGCGACGTCAAGCGCCGGGAAACCCGGCTGGAGAAGAACCACCAGGGCCAGTGGTGGCAGAGTGGCGACCCGATGCCGGAACGTGCGCCCGACTGGGGCAATGTCGTGCAGGGGGCGGATTGATCGGATGACGAAAGCGGCGCTATGTTCTCGTTATGTACCGCGATTCGTCCGCTCGACATCCTCCTACCCGGTTGACGTTCCTGGCGTTGGTCGCCGCGAAGGAGATAGCGGACGAACGAGCATCGGGCCCGGTCGAGCAGTCGGCCGCGCTGCGCGTCGTGCTGGGCTATCTGCACGGCGTCAGCGGTGGCGATCGGCGGATCTATGATGATTTCTGGCGCTATTGCCGGGAAGACGCCTTTCCGGGCGATCATTCCGGTTATGCGGCCAGCACCCATATGTTTTCGTGCTGGCAGGGCATGGTGCGCCGTGCGGGTATCCGGTTGACGATGGACATGATGGAGCGGTTCAATTCCGTCGCCCGATCGCCGCAGTGCGACAGTTTCAGCAGCCGGATGAAAAAGGGGGTGACGGACGCCACCCCCTCTCCGGTCACATCGGGAACGGCCCCTGCGCCGGGAGAACCCCCGGCCAGCGGTGCTGCTTGATGACCTCGTTCACCCGGCCGGGGTTCACGCCCATCAGCGCGGCGGCCTGGTGCTGGTACAGCCCCTTGATCTGCACCAGAAAACGGATGTGCGCCGCCATGGGGGCGGTCACACGGGGGGAGGATTGTCGCTTCACTTCGGTACCCTTCAAAGGGCCCCGTGCGAGAAATTCATTTGACCGGTAGTTATACGAGGGCTTATAGGGGCCCTCGTAGCGCTACAGTTTCAACGGCTCCTCACACGAGGCGTTTCTTGATCCGGGACCGGAGAGGTTGCACCCTTTCCGGTCCCTTTCTGCGTTTGGAATACTGTGCTTTTCGTGTCAACCGGTCCGACATGAACCAGTATTAACCAAGTGTTCGCACCTCTCCTGAGGGCTTGACTCCTGCAGAACAGGCAAACACGCGCGATTCGCGACGCATAACAGATATGCGAAAAGCGCGGTTTTGCGTCGGTTTCCTGTTCCGTTCTACCGTTCGTCGCAAAAATAAAAAATTAATCGGGGCCGTTAACGCGCGGTGTGTCTGTTCGACCACCATGGTGACATTGTTCCACCACCGCGGTGGATCGCTGTCGATGGCTCTTGCGAGCCGAATCACAACTGCGCTATGGTCCAACCGCCCACACAGGGCCCCGGTGATTACGGCGCCGGGCACCGCCCCCGAATTATACCCATCGGGGAAGTGCCGTGACCGTTGCCGCAAAGCCCAGTACCATCAGCTATGCCGAGGACGGCACCTCGACGGTGTTCGCCGTTCCGTTCCGCTTCAAGGCGGCCAGCGATTTGGTTGTCGAGCGCTTGTTTGGCGATCAGGTCCTGACGCTGCAACTCGGCACCGATTATGTCGTTTCCGGCGGCCAGACCGATGCCGGAGGGACGCTCATCCGGAACGTCTCGACGAACGGGGCAGTTCTGCGCATCACCCGCAGCACGGCGCTGGCGCAGCCGATGACCTATGCCACGGGCGACCGTTTCCCGGCGGCCAGCCATGAAGAGGCACTCGACCGGCAAATGCTGATCGCGCAGGAACAGGATGCGCGCCAGGCGGATACGGCCAGCCGGGCGTTGATGCTGCCCCCCGGGGCCGTGGCGGATGAAATCAAGCCGGTACCGTCGTCCGTGATCGCGTTCGGTGGGGATAAGGCGTTGACCACCCTGCCGATCGGCAGCTTTCCGGCCGGTCCGACGGGCCCGGCGAACAGTACCTATACGACGATCGACCAGTTGCGCGGTGCCCGTGTCACCGATCGTTCGTATCAGTTCGCACCCGACCAGTTCGATTTTAGCGGATTTCCACCCGGGACCTACTTCTTTCGACCGGGGGACTATAGTGGGGCGCAATACTCGAACGACTTTGTCAGCGGTGCAAAGGTCCGGCTGCTGGCGGTCGACCTGACCGTAGGCGCGCTGGTGCGGCAAGAAGCCGACGGCTTGACGGCACTCTCCCTAGCGCCTGGCGCGGTGCCGCGCAGTCAGCAATCCAAAAACGACGACATGGTCAGCGTCCTGGACTTCATGTTCCAGGCCGATCGCGTCGCTTGTCGCGCCTATAATCCATCGCTCGGCTGGTCGGCGACGTTGCCCGATGTCACCTACGCGTTCAACCGCGCGCTGGCGGCGGCCGAATTGGTCGTGGTTCCGGCCGGCGGTTACAAGATCGCCGATCTGCGCATGCTCAATCGCAGCCAGTTGCTGGGCGATGGTCGGAACGCCACCTTCCTCCTGCAGAAAAATCCGACATCGCGGATCATCGACTGCCTGTCCGACGCATCGGTGGGCCAGCTGCTGGGCGTGAAGATTTCGGGCGTGTCGCTGCTCGGTTGTCCAAATCCCGTCGCGGCAGCGGTTCGGGTAGCAGGCTATGGCGGCTATGCCATCACTCGGTCGTGGTTCGAGTTCCACGCGCAAAATGTGGCCAAGTTCATCGAAGTCCAGCCGGGAGATACGGGTCCCAACGTCTATGACTGCGATTTCCATATTTCTGGAGAGCAGGCGTTCGACAACGCCGTAACCTGTGGCGGCGGTGTATATCAGCGATGGAAACTATTCCTGACACGTTGCGAAAAATTCCTGGCGGTGATGGATTTCGGCCACTCCTTCGCGGACATCGTGGGTGACGGCTGCATCAAGATCGGAGGGCAGGGCAATTATATTCGCCCCTCGATCGAATTCATTTGGGCAACGCGGCTTCCTGAGGACAATCCCGGCGATCCGAGTACGGGGATTGGTGCGCCTTCCCGTGTCGTTATGGACCTTAGCCAGACGATCGCCAGCCATCTCGATCTACCGCTCTTAAACACCTATGCCAGTAACGTCTTTCAGCCCGATACGCGCGGGGTTAAGTTCGCCATCCGGCCCGGCCAGGGGCTGACGATCACGAACCTGCGCTTTTATGGCCTGGGGGCGATCCCTCATCCGATCGATCCGTCGTCGGTCGGCTATTTTACCGTGACCAACGGTACGTCAAATGCGGCCAACAAGATGGAGGCGATGTTTGACGAGCAGGACGATGGGCATTCGCTCCGGCGTGTGACGTTCATCGGTGACACGTCGTCGCTTGCATCGGTGCCCACCGGACGAAATTCGCTCGACCCGCTTTATGTTGCACCAGCCGGGCCGATCAACCTGTCCGTGGGTATGCGATACACTTCGATCATCATCGATCCGTCCGTCGCCAGTCTCGATTTCGTGAACTTTTCGATCAAGAGCGGGCAGGCACCCTACCATGGGTGGTATCTTTCGATCACGACGACCAGGCCGATTACGGCGATCAACTGGCCAGCCGACGGTCGTTACACCAACCTTCCGACGTCGCTTGCCGGCAATTCGCGCTTCGCGATGCAATTCAACGCCACCGCCAACAAGTGGTTCTTAGCATGATCGAGACCCCCACGCCCGTCTATCCGCCCTGGTGGCGGCTGGACCCCGCTAAGCAGAACAACGAGCCTCCCAATCGCGACGATCGGCCTATCGTCGATGGTCCGCCGCTTGGCGAAGGCGCGGCGGCATGACCGATACCGCCAACGCCGTCCAGGCTCGCATCATCGCCGAGACGGTCGCACGCGCTGCGATCGAAGAATATGTCCGCGAAAACCCACCGAAAGCAGAGATGCCGCCTCACATGAAATGGATCGGGAGCATCGGCGGTGCCGTCCTAGTCGCGCTGATCGTCGGCATGTGCAGTTGGATGGCGGCAACGCTGTCCGATCTGACGAAGACGGTCGCGCGCATCGACGAGCGG